GGTCGGGCTGTCTGTATCCGATTTTGTTTCTTTTGGAATAACAAAATGCCTACACCAAATTTCTGAGTTTTTATTCCAAGTACCCGGGACCAAAGTTTGGGTTACTACGCTAAAGTTCCAGCCATCATCGCCCGAAGCGTGACGCATGTAGTTGTAGTCGCCGTATTGGAAAAGTTTATCAACTCCATTATTGGAATTGTTGTCAATTACGATTCCTGAGAAGGAAGCAGAATTCCACTCTTCAGATCCGTTCCGATTGCTACCGATAATTGTTCGTGCATGATTTTGGTTGTTCTCTCTTTGGGCTTCATAACGTATAAATTGAGTTGGATAATCTTTAAACTCCCGCACAATGCCTACGTTGTCGCCATTGAGCCTAATCTTCTTATTGTTAAGGTCCATCGATAGTGACCCATCTAGTGACTTAATCCTACCACCTTCAAAAGTAAGACCCTTAAACGTTCCGGATGTTACGTTCTTCGCGTCAAAATTGACCACATTCATTTTAGCAAAGTCGGCCTCACCACCAGATAATTTACTAGCTGAAACTTTTTTTAGACTTGCGGAATCGATGACTGCTTCATCTATCACGGTCTGACCTGTGATATGCGTTAATCGTCCGTCTATTCGGTTCGTACCGTCAGCCAGTACGTTGATAGAGTTGAGTACATCACCGTTGCTGTTTAGGTTCTTTACGGCCCACGATCCTGCAAGTTGGGTCATTTGTGTCCGTGTAGCTTCAATCAATGGATCGGCCTTGAGCTGGTCGGTTAACGATAGTGTGTAATCAGACTTGATTGATCCTTTTTCAACTTTGACGTCCCAAACCGATTTTAGCTTATCCGGATCTTTGCGATACGTGTTAACACGCAAACGATACGTCCCGGAAGGTTTATTCCAAGTAATCTTGGTTCCAGTCGTGCCAGTCTTCAGATCTGACACGATCTGATAATTTTGGTATTTATCATCCATTAGCCATAAGACTACATTGTCACTTTCTGTGCTACCATTGTGGATCGCTGTAAAGTTACCGTCCGTTTTGGCACTAACGATGTACTCTTGCCCTTGCTCCATGTAAATAGACGTGCTGTCCTTATACAAAATATTGTTATCAAAGTTAGCTGGCTTTTTGTCTGGTTTAAACGGGCCTTTTGATCCATTCAGCAGGTTAGCCCCATTGGTATTGACATACTGCCCGACTTCCGTCTGAAAGATATCACTGGACATAACCAAGCGGGACAGCTTGTCTGGCGCGCCTGTTTCAGACGTACCAAGGATCCGCTCGTATAGCTTGTTGCTCTCGGTTAGCTTGTTAAATTCGAGGGTTTGTCTTCTGATCGAATTTTCTTGTCGGTCTACTTTATCGTAAATGTTGCTGGTATCTCTAAGTAATCCGTTCACTGTGCTTTTGTCGGCAAAATCATTAGAGAGTTTTGTGACAATCTTACTATAGATCGTGTCGCCATTATCCGCATTATTAAACGTTTCTGTCACCTTACGACTTAAATCTGGACTGTTTAAAATCAGCGTTTTAATCTGATCCGATAGCGTAGCCGTGTCTGGGATTGTGCCAGCTTTTATAAGAGCTTCCTGTGCTTTTGCGTCAGCCTTGGCAATTTCAAGCGCAGTTGACTGCTTGGCTTGTTCAAGTTGCTTATCAACTTCTTTTTTAATTTTACCGACATCTTCCGTGTCGATCCGTTTCTCCCACTGAGATCCGTTCCAGACATACATTCGATCATAGATGCCGTTTTTCTCGAACCAGATATCACCGATCTTATGTTCTTTATCGTCTGGTCGATTGTACCAAACCTTGTTACCTTGAGCATTTAAAAGATAGTCTGGTAAGCTGTCCTCAAACGCTTGTTGAGCTTTGGCAATATCATCAACCTTGCCAGCAAGTCCATTCTGCATCGTGGCTCTAACGTTCGTTCCAATATCGCCAAATTCCACGCTTTCATTTCGTTCATTGACGAAGTCATAAGTGACAGTTGTTACTTTTGCAGTCTCATCTGTAAGCCCAATCTGTGGGTAGTAGATAGGTACGATATCGCATAGTTCCAGTTCTTCGATCCAGCCATTGTCTGCATAATCTAGCGTTTTAGCTAGATCAGCATACTCGATCTTAATGTTAATCTTAGGCTTACCGATCGCGTTACGTTCCATGTAATCGTTAGCAAGCGTACGGAGTTTCTCTGGTGTTGGAATATCCTTATTTTTCCCGTCACTCTTAAACTCGCTAGAGAAATCTACGACCTTAATTCTGCGATGTGCGTATAGGTCCTTGTACTTACTATCTAAATAATTCTCTGGGAGAGTGACTGTTACGGGATCGGGTTGGTTATCGCTAGTGTCGCCCTCTGGCTTGTCTGGTGTGTAAGTAGCGAATGGCAATACGCTAGTGTATGCACTCTCGATTGTTTCGTCCGATTCGGCAGATAAGATGTTACGACCATACTCTAGTACAGTTGGAGCAGTACGTCCTAACTGCTTATGCAGCCGCACGGTCATATTGTCAAACTCATATTCCCCGCCGTAGATATCTAAAATAGAGCCTTCTACACCACCAAGAGCTTGCCGTGCATTCTCCATTTTGGAGATGTCAAACGCACCCTTACCCACTATCTGGATATCTGACCAGACATCGAAGCGTAGATCACCAATCAGCGCACCCTTCCAGATTCCTAGGGTGCTATAAGCTGATCCAGCGAATGCTGTGGCATTTCTCAATGCCATGTATTCCAACTTATGCGAGATGTGCTGACCGTAGATTTTAACAATGTTACTGCTATCTTTTACGATACGAGAGATTTCAAAGGTCTGATTTTTAGTACGCAGCCCAGCGTCAGCCTTCAGCTTCATTTCTTTCTCAAGGATCGCAACCATTGGATCGTTCACGGGAATCTCAGCATATAGCGTGTAATTCCCGTTACGTTCACGGGTTGCCGTTCCCTTGGTTACGTTAAGCTCACCGAGGCCATACGTATCAAACGACTGTTCGTTTTTATTAAATAGTATAGGTCTCATAGCTTAACCCCCCAATACGGCGCCATTTTGACAGTAAAATCGCCGTCCCAGCTTATCAGATTCCGTCCAGCGTCCAAGTACGGCATTTGGTATTGTGGCGCTCTAACGACCTTATCCCATGCAGGCAAGTTCCCACTAAATACCTGTCTAGCTTGCATATCCAGCGTGATCGTATTCTGCACGGCCCTCAACTTAGTCTTGCGACCGTTGATAGTAAGCGTACAATCACCAGACCCGACAAGTGTGATAACAGGATTTGCCTTAACATTTCCGAGGCCGTTAACTGTGGCACCGTTTGAGAGCGTTTGAGTGGTACGGCCTTGCTTGTAAAATTTTACGGGATAACACACAAAGTTAATGGTCGTTTTACCAAATTGTCGCATGGTTTCCTCGATGCTAAATGTTTCAAGGTATGCAGCACGATAGATAAAATCTGGATCGTAAGAGATTGTCAAATCCTTATAACCTGCCACGTTTAACCACTCAGAAATTTTATAAACCTCTGTGGCGATCAATCCCTTTTCTTTCACAAAATTCACTGGAAAACTCAACTCAGCAGAATTGAGGCGGTTGTTACTGATGAGTAAGTCACCGTCCCGTCCTGCTACAGTAACGCGCTCCACATCAAGGCTGGAAGTAGTGATCTTCTTGCCTTCTGCGACTCGTAAGCCAAATTCAGTATTACTCTTTCCATTAAAAGTAAATGTCGTCAAGCTAATCCCCTTCCTTCCTGATTAGTATAGTATGCTAGTTCACGCATCAAGCGCTTCATAAATTCTGGTGTCAAATCTTGACCAGTGCTATTTCCATGCACATTCAATGTGTAGTTTTGGTTTGGTCGTTCATCACGATTGTTACCACGTTTCACTTGATCAATCAACTCTTGGATAAACGGCACAAGATCGCGCTGTTCATTGTTCCGTTTCCATTCGTTAACGTTTTTAATCCGTTGTGTAACGTTCGCAACTTCCGAATGTTTCCAACCTACACCGTCCGCAAAGTTCGGTATGCCTAATTCACGCATAAAGTTTTTAGTCAAACCTGCACGCATAACCTTTGACCCTTTCGGAAGATCAAGGATCACGTTACGACCCTCTGGAATAAATGATTCACCAGTTGGCAAGGTGACCATTTCCTTGTAGAGCGTACCGCGTTGGTCATTAACCATTGCCAGTCCGCCTCCATGGTAATTTGTACCGTGTGCATGTCTTGAAATTTCCTGCCTAATTGTCGTGATTACAGTTGTCCAAGATGTCGGGATGGACATGATCGCGCCTTTAGCAACCGCTGCACCAAGTTGTGCACCAGACGCATCAGCGTTTAGAATTTTAACTGGGCTTGGTGTTGCGTTCCAATCGTTTTGATTGCTGATTGCTTGCCGTGCAGCAGTTATCGCACCAGTTGGATCACCCAACTGCGGTTTAACTGGACTAGGTGTACTATTCCACTCTTGCTGTTTAGCAATTGCTTGGTTAGCAGCGTTAGTTGCGTTACTTGCATCGGCAGTAAATTGTTTTGTAGGTACTGCGAATCCGTTATACAATCCCAAAGCGCCCATAGCTTGGTTAGTTCCAAGCGTTACCCCGTCTGGAGTTGCAATCAAGTCCGTCTTGTGGTCAGTTGGTAGCGTTAAGATGCTAGACATAGCACTAGCAATAGCGCTCTTGGTCTTGTCTTCTGCATCTAAATTAACTACGTGGGCCATACCAGTGAGTGAGTCAACTGCAAGTCGTACACGTTCGGCCTTATCACTTGCAGCATCCTTTAAGATCAATTCTTTCTGCTCTGGTGTCAGCGTGTTCCAGCGTTCAATAATCGCAGTCGCACGTTCACCAGATGAAAGAAAGTCAGTGTTCTTCATCAAGAGTTCCTTGACTTCTGCTGGCATTGCATTGTACTGTTCAAGCAATGTCTTACTATCAAGGACTGCTTTCATACCTTGATTGTTACCTACGACCAGATCTTTCTCTTGTGGGGTTAAGCTATCCCACTTGCCAACCTCAACCAGTGCTTGTCCGATCGTCATCTTAGCGTTAGTCTCAAGGTTTGCGTGCTTGAGGATAAACTGCATATTCTCCCAGCCATTTTCGGCTTGGAGCGCTTTAGTTACTTCCTCTTGCGCGTTGGTTTTAACTTGTCCCGTCTTAGGGTCAAATACTAATCCATTCCAGATATTGTTGGCATCTTTGGTCTCCTGCGACATATTCTGCACGCTCTTAGCAACCATACCAGACGAACGACCCACGATGTCGGCGAATTGGTCTGCCTTGGCCATCATCTTATCATAGTCAAGTCCAAGTTCTGCCCAATCCTTGCGCATCTGATCAAAATACATCTTACGTTGTTCGTCGTTACCGAAATTAAGAGGTACTTTCTTACTCCATTCCTTTTGAAGAGCAGCATACTCACGGCCGAATGCTTCCATCTTGGACTTGTGTTGGGCATTTAGTTTTTCCATTTCCTTGTTGTATTCGGACTGGCTATAAATCCCCTTTTCGTGAGCATCTTTCAATGCAGTCACTTGCTCATCATAGAGCTTCTGTTCCTCTTTGAGCCATTTAGCTACAACCCCTGTACCTTTGCGTAGTTGAGTTTCATTTAGATCACTAATCTGGCCATTCATGGCTTTCATAATTGCAGTACGTTCATCGGCAGAATATTTCTGCAATGATAATTGCTTATCAATAAATTGGTTTTCGTAGTCGTAGATAATCGCTTGTTCTTCGCGAGTGATCTTTCTGTGTTGGTCAGATGCGTTTTGATAAATCTGCACAATCTCATCTGTCATCGACTGGATGTTTTTCTTTTGCTGTTCTGCTTGCGCTACAGCACGTTTTTGGATTGTTTCATTCGCACCGACTTTTTCAAGACCTTTTAAAGTTTTCTCAAGATCTTTGTCAATCGCTTTTTGGATATCATCCGCAAGACCTTGAACACTCTTACGGACATTCTCAACTGCTTGTGCGCCACCTTGACCAAATCCGATTGTAGCTTGATGCACTTCATCAACTTTGGATTTCAAGCGTGACAACTCTTGATCTTGTAGTTTGCTTACGCTCGTACCCCATGTTTGTGTACGTTCGTTGGCATCCGCCATTTCTTTCGCAATGATCCCGATGCCTATTAGTGCAGCACCACCAGCCAAGACACCCCACGTTAATGGATTACCAAGTAAGCCGACTGCCGTACTCCACAATCCTGTACTTGCAGCCGCACCCTCAGCAGCCGTACCCGTAGCAGTCATACCGGTAGCCATCTGTTTTAGACCGTTGATAAATCCACCACCTTGAAAAACGGTTTTTAGCATTCCGCTAAACTTACCGATCCCTCTTGCAACTGTACCTAAACCTTTAGAAAAAACACTAAGTACACTTGCACCAGTGCCTAACACTTTTAGTGCTGGCCCGATTGCTGCTGCAAAAGCACCCCACATTAAAATGCTTTGTTGTTGCTCAGTTGACATTTCACTAAATTTTTTAGCCATGTCTGATAGTGTTTGTAGCCACGGTTTCGCAGCATCCAAACCACTGTTTAACGCTTTTAAGAGTGGCCCGCCGAATTCAATAGCGATGTCAGTAAGTTTGTTCTTAAAGATTTTAAGTTGTGATTCTGTGGTTTCGTAGCGTTTACTTGCTTCATTGGTAAGTGCGTTGTTTTCTTTCCAAGCGGTATTAGAGCGACTGACTGCCTCACTCATCTTGTCCGATGCAGAAGCAAGAGATTTCAACATATTACCTTGACGGATTCCAGACATTCCGAGTTCATCAAGGATACCATCCATATTCTTGCCTTCATCGTGGGCGCGTTGTAAGCCTTTAATAAATGCTTGCAATGCTTCCGCTGGTTTCTGTTTCCAAGCGGTAGAGAATTGTTCTGCAGTCATTCCTGCGGTTTGTGCTATGACTTCTAGTTTTTCTTTCGCACCTTTACCAACACCCGATACAGCTTTACCAATACCAGTAAGGGTCTGTGTGAGTGCAGTCCCGCCCGCTTCTGCTTCAATCCCTACACTACTCATGGCAGTAGCAAGACCTAAAATTTCTGGTGTGGTCAGACCAGCGAGCTTACCGCCTGCTGCCAAACGGTTGGTCATTTCGACAATATCACGTTCAGTTGTTGAAAAATGGTTCATTTGTTATCACAAAGGCTTTTTATCCTCTGTTTCTCATAGTTTCCTATGAGTTCGGCATATATTTTCACCTTCAACATTACTTGTTAAGGTGACGGCCACTCGTGGGAAGATTATATTCTACACTTTTTGACTAAACAAAAAGCATAGGTTCACTTCCTATGCTCTACGGTGATTGAGTTTTTTTAATCACTCAATTTACCTCGGTATTAACTTATCTAATTCTTTTATTCTTTCTTCAATGTTTTCGTCATATTTGATTTCAATCAGTGGGATACCTTTCGCTTTTGCGTATTCTCTTTTCACTGAGTCTCTTTTTTGCTGATCCAGAAAAGATTCTAACCCACCAAAGACTGATACAGGTTTATAATGTTGTATCCCTTGATATTCAATTAACAAAATTACATTGTTTTCTTTATCCAATATACCAAAATCAAACGGTAACTTACTCTTATAAATGCAATCAGAAAATTTAAGTTGAGGAATAAAATTGTATCCTTTTTCTTTTAAAAGACTAGATACTTTCTTTTCTCCTCTACTTTCTTTACACCTTGGACAACCACTTCCTGCGAGAAGGCTGTCTGGAAAAACATCGAAAACATTTCCACAATGTTTGTGTTTTACCTTAACTTTTATTCTTTGAGATTCATACTCATTAAGAAGTTCGTAGTCATCAAACCAAGTTGCTCCAAGATCACGACAAAATTTATCGTGTGTTTTTCTTCTTTCAAAACTCAACTTATTCTTCCAACATTCGGGGCATCTTTTCCCCTCCAAGATATGAGGAGGAGTTGAAAAGAACTCAAGTCCGCAAACATTATGTTTTACTTTCATCTTGGTTTTTGCGTTTTTATACTTTGAAAGGATTTGATATTCTTCACCTAAACTGTCACCAAGAAGTTCCAAAAAGTATTCGTGTGTTTTTGTAACACTTTTTGAAATCCTCTTATTTTTACAAGCAGGACACCCTGCCTTACCTTGTAAAAAATCTCTCGGAGTTGCATAAAAGTAGCAGTCACATTCTTCGTGATAAAATTTTAATTTCGTGGTGTTGTTTACGTATGTATCAACTAATTGGTACATACCATTGTAAGAAGTTGATACCTCCTCTAAAAATTGCTCATTGGTTTTTCTTTGAGCCTTTTTCATTTTTTTATAACCACATTTTATACATCCACCTCTTAATAACTTATCGGGTGTTGTACTTAAAATTTCACCGCACCCCTTATGTTTGACAATGATTTCTTCTTTCATTGTTTTATAAGGTGTTAGTAACGTATATTCGTTACCGTGCTTCTTCTGTAACCTTTTGATATATTCTTCATTTGTTAGCTTTTTCATACTACTATTATATCACATTCGGTAGTAGTAAGCTATTATTTAGACTTAGTTTTCACCGATTTTGGCCGTTATTTTAAGCTACTAATTTCTTAGTAACTGGGCAACCATACTTACCCAAATCTACCACGGCTGATCCAAAATGGGCTGACCATGTACCAAGATCTTTACCAGATACTTGCATGATGTTACCAATCTTAGCGATTGATGATGCAGCCTCTTCGGAGCTTAGGTTAGTAGACACTCCCAAATTGATCATGGTCTTCGAAAAGTCTTTGATCGCGCCAATAGGTACACCTAATTGCCCTGCTGCTTCTGCTACGTGTGCGATTTCAACTGCACTAGATGGCATTTCTTTTGCCATCTCACGGATACTGGTAGATAGTTGTGCGAATTGCTGTGGAGTTCCGTCCACTGTTTTCTTTCAATTCTGTTATCGTAAAGGCTTTTTATCCTTTACTTCTTACGATTTCCCGTAAGTTCGGCGTACATTTTCAACCTTTTGTAAAAGGTTGTCGAACACTCTTGGGAAGATTATATTTATTCACTTCCTACGCTCTACACTGCTTATCAGCCTTTTCGCTATCTGATAAGTTAGCACGGTATTAGCATATCTGTACGACTTAGCTTTTACCGTTTTTGCTCGATTTAATTACTCTAATATTACTATTAGAGAGGGCAAAGATTTACCCCCGCGAAGGCACTTTCATAATCAATCGCAGCCTTAACCGCAACCCCAGCGCCAGCAAGTAGTGGTACAGTAAGACCTTTCGTGAGTGTCGATCCAACACTTTGCATATTCTTGCCGATGCCCTGCATCTTCTCACCAAACGAATGCAAGCCATTTCCAACTTGCGTCCATTTGCTGGACTGGATATTAATTTCCCTAGTGAGGTCAGCATACCGCCCCCTCAAATCTGATAAAGTCGTAGCAGTCTGCAACATCGCATTACGTGCACCCAGCAAATCTTCTTTATTTTTTGCACTCGCACTACTCAAATCACCAATCTTAGATTTTAGGTTGTTATAGTGTTCTGATTGTTGCCTTAAAATCCCCTCATAGGCTTTAATGCTGTTCGCAGTCTCACCTAAAACGGTTTTCATGCCAGCTAGATTCTTACCGCCTTTTCCAGCATTTTTAAAGGATTTCTCCATCGCTGATAAAGAGCGATCCAGACCACGCATATATGAGCTCAACTGCTTGGTATTGCCAATAAACGGTTGGATATCTAACGATGCCGTTGCTACTAATTCACCTAAATTACTAGCCATTTATCCTCCTTTCCGTTAACCAAATAAAAGCGGAAATGCTTTATCAAGCGTGGTCTCTTTCTCCGATTCCTCTTTCTTTGTTTCAAAGGCTTTTACCATTAAATCAAAGTCAGATAGTCGCATTTGTTTAATTTCAAGGATTGTATATCCTTGCTGCATCAGCTCCTGAAACCAGATTAAGAGATTGTCACGCGCTTCTTCTGGGCTTATCCCTTTTTTTCGTCTTCACCCTCAAGGTCTTCGATCACTTCTTCTTTAATTCCAAGCGCTGCGAGATAGATTTTTTCAAGTGTTTTTAAAATCGCGATATCTGCTTGCTTCAAATCTTCAACTTTAAATTGACCGCCAAACATATCTACAAACATCTTGAGATATGCTTCATTTAACTTACGATTCTCTCTAGGGTCATTTGCTTTCTTTGCATCTTGGATAAGTGCTGATTGTCGCACGTTTTGCTCAGTTGCGAGGAGGTTATCCTCCACATTGATATATTCTTTGGTAAATTCTTTATCAATTCCACCGATTTTTAGCTTGATTGTGTACATTTCCTACTCCTTAAATAAAAATAAAAAGCATGGAAATAGAATCCATGCTTAGAAAGTTGTTATCCTGCGCCTACAGCACTAGCTGGTGCGGCGCTTACGACTTTGGGAAGACTGCTGCACGGAATTTCTCCAAGTTAAACGCTGGGTTATCTTCACGAGCAATGATCATTACATCACCGTTTTCATCGTCACCACGCGCAACGAAGTTACCTGTCACGCTGTCTTCTTTAGGTGCTGGTGAACCGTCTTTAGTTTCAGTTTCCATGCCCGGAAGAGAGAATTTACCTTTAAGGAGACCGATCCAGATAGCTTTACCATCTTCTGTAGATGTACGGAAGCAACAAGCCACATCTTTAGGAGTGAGGTTCTTATTGTAGACTTCCATACCGTCTTTAACTTCGATACCGTACAATACCTTACGTGCTTCTGTTGGCAAGTCAAGAACTGAGATTTCCAATTGTGTGCCTGTGATACCGGATGATAATACTACGTATGGTCCATCATCGGCAGCAATTGTTACAAGTTCGTTCGTGATATCAATCTTAGCAGATTTCATACCAGTCAATTTCATAGTTGTTGGGACTTTGTTTTCTGATGTAACTTCACCAAATTCAAATCCACGCAATCCAAATTTAACTTTAGACATTTATTAATCCTCGTTTCTTAATTTTTCCAGTTGCCAATCAAAAAAACGATACTTCCTTACATTTACTAGTAAGTCAATATCGTTATCTCTGTATCTTGGCAGTTCGTTTGTTGTGTAGCGGTCAAAACCGTTACTTTCTAAAATCTTATCCATCAATTCAGCAATCTGTTCAGACTCCTTGGCATTTAAGCACCAATAGTTAATTGTGATCCTGTGTTCAGTCGAAATGGCTTTATCATCTGCAAACTCAACATCATTCTCATAAGTTGGATAAATACGCATAAATGGAGCAAGCTCCTTACTCAAAGCGTTCGTAGGTCGTTCTGGGATGTCGTAAGTAAAGATTCCTTGTTTAAATCCAAGGTCGAACTTCTTCCCTCGTAGCTTATCGAGTAAGCTATTCAGTTCTTCATCGTTGCTTAATAACTTATAAGCTATTGTTTCTACTGTCATAATCCCAATCCCTCCTTTACTTTAGTTGCGTATATCTCTTTAACAATTGGTGTTGCTTCGTTAATTGTTCTTTCTTCAAAACCTTGTGATTTCTGATATTTCGTACCATCGTCTGGGAAATGTATCCGCCAGCCTGTAGCACGACCAAAGCCGATATCTTTTGATATCAAACCGTGGTCACCACCTTTAAAACCTGTGACTTTCGTATCATCTTTGGCATGGACATTATCCATAACAAAATAAACGGGAGTATTTCGTTTTAAAATCTGTTCCGTTTCGTCTGCAGCTTCCTTAACCGCAGACCGTGCAGCTTTTGGAGCTTTAACCTGCAGTTCATTTAGTCGTGATAAAATCTGATCCAGACCCTTTGTCATGTGCGTCTCTTAATACTGATCTTATCCATGTCAAATGATGATTCATCCACATCGACCGATACGATATCATACTCAAATCCGTTAAATTCAACATGATCTGAGCTATCGAAAGGTCGCTCTGGATTGTGACGAATGTACAAAGTTTTCAATTCACTCGAAGAAACAATTCCTTTAGCTTTCTTGTTGGCCGTCTGGTTCGCTCCCTCTTGAAAGTCTTTCAAGGAAGTCTTGGCGACCTCAGCCCAGCAAGTGTAGAGGTTTTTTCGAGATGGAGAGACAACCTCACCATCTTCATTTTGACCTCCGATCTCACGGAAGAATGTGACTCTGTGATTCATCTTTCTTGTTATCATCGAGATCCCTCCGTGTTCGTAGTTGATGGATAATATTAAGTACACCGTTGGCCAGTCCATGACGTTGTGTGTCAGCAGACAAGCCACGATGTTCATATTCCTCTTTCACTTGCTTTTTAACCGCAAGCGAAAACTTAGCATATTTAGCTAAATCTTGAGGAGTTACATCATTTCCGATAGCAAAACAGATTTCATCTTCTGCAGCATCGATCATTTCTTCAAGCATTTGATCCTCAAAGTCAAAATCAATTTTGCAATAAAGTTTTACATCTTCTAAATCCGTTACAGCCATAGCATCACGCTCCAATCAGTGCAAGTAATTGCTCTTTGGTTTGTGATGCGCTGTATGAGATTCCCTTGCTATCGAGATAAGCCATGATGTCGGCTTTGGTGCTACTTGCGGTCGGAGTAACCGCAGACCGTGAGACACCCCCGCTTGCTGGGGGAGTATTAGGGCATAGTAACGAAGTAACCAGCTTTCGCATCAGCTTTCTTAACGTCAAAGCGTACAACTGCTTGCAAGTATTGACCATAGATTTCGTTGTCAGTCCAGCGAAGGCCAAGCTCTTGACGGTCTGCAAAGAGTACAGCACGTTGGATGTCACCGATAAACGCATGAGCTTCACCGTCAGCACCAAGTGTTGTGTCAGAAACTACAAATACTGGATGACCAAGGAACGCTTTACCAGATGCAGATGTGATTGAATCTTGAAGAAGGTAACGGTCATTCTTATCTTTCAAAGTGTCCAATTTTTGGTAGAAACTTTGAGAAACTACAAATGATACATTGTAAGCTGGATCAAGATCTTTATTCAAGATATGCTTGATTTCATCAAGGTTTGCAGCGCTTTTTGCTTCAAAATCTTTCAATACAGTAGCGATAGCATCATTAGTAGTATTAACCTTGATTTGGTTTGCTGCTTCTGCAACGATTGCCAAAAGGTCAACATCTGCATCGTCAATAGCTTCTTGAGATAATGGAATCGCACCACGGTAAGTCTTAACTTTCCAGTCAACTCCTGTAAATTCTGGTTTAGCAAGAGCTGGGTTCTTTTCCAATTCTTCAACGCTTGCCATTTTAGATGTAGCTTTCTTCAAGATTGGGTAAGAGCCTTCACCTTTAGATGCTTTATGGATAGTCGCGAATTGTTTAAGGTCAAGGACTGTCTTAACTTCTCGCATCGGAGTAGTAACAATTTCCTTGCTAGTTACCTTTTCAGTGTTCGCTTTTTTCAATCCATCTTGCGTTGGATTTACTGCTTCATTCATAGGGATAAGAAGGTCTTTTCCTTCAAGTTTCAAGTTTGAATCAGCAACAGCACCTTTAGTACGTACCCATTCATTTACAGAATCACGGTAAGTTTTATCATCTGTTTTTACTACATGAGCTTCCACTGACACTTTCATATTTGCGACTGCGCCTTTTTCTGCGATTTCATAAGTCTTCAAGTCGTTTTCAGCTTCTTCTTTTTGAGACTTCAAAGCATCAATATCAACGCGAAGTGCACGCGCTTTTTCAAGATCTTCAGTATTCAAGGCAGATTTCAATTCTTCTGTCTTAGCAGTGATTTCTGCGCTAGCTTTTGCAATTAGCGCTTTAATCTGTTTCATTTTTTCTGTATACATACCTTTATTTCTCCTTTCGGTATTAAAAAAAGAGCTTAAAGCCCTCTGAGTAATTCTTCTTTTTCGATTTCTCGTAGCATATTTTGAATTTCTGACTTACGCTTGCTACGGTTAGCGTAGAAGTCATCAATAACCGCTTGCGGTAACAATCCATTTTCAAGACTTGCTACTGCTCCAACATCATCAAAGGACATCACTTCATCCGCAAAACCCTTTTCAACCGCTTCACTAGCTGACATATAGGTTTCATTTCTCATCATGTCAAGAATTTCTTCTTCTGATAAGCCAGTTTTAGCTACATAAGCGTTAACGATAGCTCGATCGCTTGATTTTAGCGCATTAGATGCTTTATCCAGATCATCACTATTGCCAGATACATAACCATAAAGCGCCTTGTGGATCATGATCTGTGCTGTTGGACTGATAAGAACTTTATCAGCACCCATAATCGCTACACTTGCAGCACTCGCAGCCATTCCAGTCACTTCTACAGTCACATTCCCAGAATAGCTTTTTAAAGCTGTATAGATTTCACTACCAACTGTGACAAGTCCACCGTTTGAATTAACTTCCAAAATGATGTCGCCATTGTCTTCTGGAAAGGCATCTGTGATAGATTTAGCACTTACCGCTTCCAAGCCAAAGTAGTCGTAGGCTTCTTGACTATTATTCGGAATTAGTGGCCCTTTCATCTTGATTCTCTTTGCCATCTTCATTCTCACCCCCTTTCATTGCTTGATATTCCTCTTTCTTATCGAGGAACACATAATTCAAGCTGGACTGATAACGATCCATGTTAGGATCAGACGAACGTTCTTTCCCAAGTTCCACGCGCCCTTCGTTGGGTGTGATAACTTGGTTAATAATCAATTTCGTGATTTCATCTACGTTCCGACCTGTTACGCTTCTGGTGTCAAACTCAATCTTAAATAGTTTGCGTTCTTCATCCCCCAGCACTTTAAGGGCCAGTTCGCTCGTGATAGCGTCAAAATAAAACGGCAAGTCGTTCGCTACATAATCTTCAGCCAACTGTGCTACAGACTGGTTAGGACTATTCACACCTAATTTATAACTTGGTACACGCAAGGCTTTCGCAATTTGTGCAGTCGTAAAGTTATTAGATGTAATCAACTGCAAAACGTTCGTATCAATTTCGAGTGGTGTATACTCCTGCGTATCGTCAAACACTAAAGGACTGCCACCAGTCGAACCCTCACGCATCTTCTCAAAGTCCATACGGGCTTTCTTACGTGCCTCACCGTTCAGTTGAGCGCCTTTTAGCTTGATAATTCCGCTAGAAAATCCATCACGGAAGAATTTAATCAAAGTATTCAGCCCACCATCTTGCAAGCTGATCTCACTGCCAAGTGAAAGTAGTGGAGACCGTCCTAAAATGGTATCGTGACTAAAGAACTTCCAATGAATGACGTCTTCCGCTTTACATTCAATCGCCTTACCCGTTAAACGGTCACGGAAGGTATATATTAATCTGTGGTCGTTCGTCTCTTCTACGGTTGTTTCTGAGGGCCTGTAGAATTGAAATTGAAGCGCCTTGCCAGTCTTAGGGTCTCGCAGTATTCGAGAGAATGAATTCCCTGTTAAAATCGCGTTAACGGTCATAGCAAACTTCCATGTACGTGCCGACACGTTACCAGTTGATTTAACATTTAAGAGATAGTTCAAATCTGCATCTTGCTCAATATTTCCAGTAAAGTCTTTCTTTAATAGTGGAAATCGTGCGATATCCCCAGCAATGATGGTGACTGCAGTTAAGATATCGCTGTTTTTTAATGCAGAAATTCCCGTGTATTCTGGGGAGTAGTTGCCAGACAACACGGAAGAAATGTAATCATCGTAAGAGGGTTTGGTTGATCCCAATGGTTGAAAGAAACTCATATAATCTCACCTCCTTTCTATCCATTGAAATCAATGTTTCTTATGCTTGATTTCAAGTTGTCTAATTCTGTTTGCTAAAACTTCAATGACATCTACTGTGTCTTGCGTAAATTTAAAGAAATCATTCTCTAAATACTCAATGCGTTCCAGTAGCTCGTATTTTTTCTTGATTCGTTTCTTCATTGCGCACCTCCTCGATCAATGTAAATGGCTAAAATAATTAGGATCAATCCAGTTGAGATAAATCCAACCACTGGATTGACTAAAAATAGACCGTAAATTAAAAACCCTATGCCGATCAGCAATAGGATTGTGTGTATATATTTCAGTAAGATCAAAATAGGCTACCTCCTCCCAATATTTTCTCGTTCGTCCAGTAGCCAGACCCGTCAAATGGTTCAAGGTAGCATACCGCATAGGCGTCTAACAGAGCATCTAGTGGGTCAATTTTGTTGCTATTTTTGTCCTTATCAATACGCATACCGTTGTTATCGACTTTGACACGCGCATTATTGATAGCCATAGTAAGCAATTGATTCCCAGCGTGCTTGATAGTACCTTTCAAGACTTCATCACGTAGCTGTCTGGTTGGCATATTCAAGACCATTGTGTTTTGTCTGACTTCGATCAATGGCCATTCTGGATGCCGTTTCTCAATCATCGCAATCAATGAGCTAAACTGGTATGGGTCAAAGCATATCGCTTGTAATTCCCACTCATTCATATAGATCATCTCTTCCAATTTCTCAAGGACACGCTCATCATCAATCACACCACTTTCAAGCGTAGTGATCTCACATTCTCCCATACGCTCTAAGTTGGTATAAGAGACACCATCGCGCTTTTCTTTAGCGACTAGTCCATATTTAGTAGCTACAAAGGAGAAACTATCGCAAAACCAATAATCGTCCATCTGGACCATCGTGGATATAGCGAATAAGTCGTTAACCTTACCAACATCGACACCAATCCAAACCCTACGCTTACGTGTGTTTGGCTTTTCATCGAGTTTAGCTTGTTGCCAGCTTGCGTTGTCCATGTAGGATTCCTCGGAAGCCTGTCTCCACATATTGAAATTTTTAACTAAGACACCGTTTAAATTGCCTTTTTCTGTCGCCTCGGTCAAGCGTTTTCGTAGGTAGTCGTATACTTGCTCTCTTAATCCCTCAACTTCCAAAATAGGATTTGATTTAATCCAATTGGCTTCATCTTTGATTTCTTCTTCTGATTCTTGTTCGGCTATATAAGAGAAGTATGTGTCATTTTCTACTTTCCCATTTGCAACTTTTTTAGCGTATTCCCACTCTATTGCATGGAATGGGCCATTTAAGTTGAAACCAGCGGTTGAAATGATGAAAGTCAGTGGACTTTCAAGCTGACCTTGAGAAGATTCAATCAACTCCATCAACTCATCTGTTTTAGCTGCTGCATACTCATCCACAACACAACAGTACATTTCATAACCGTCCAAACCGCCTGTTTCTCTCGAAAGAGGGCGCACATAAGAATAATCATTGATATTTCTTAGTTCTTCACGTACTTTTTTAGTGGCTTTCCTAATTTCTGGATATCTACTTCTCAATGCTTCCAGTTGTTTAGCACACATATTAAAAATAATGCTTGCTTGAGCCTTATCGTTTGCCCCTGTAAAAAGTTGTCTGGACATGGCTGGATTTTTCCCAAATAGGAACTCGTACAGGATAATTCCGGAAATTAAAAGAGATTTACCATTTTTACGGGCTACAGATACGACTGCTTTTTTAAATCTTCTAAAATCTTTATTATCTGCCCGTCTCCAACCGTAGATACTTCCGACAATAAACTTTTGAAATTGAGCCAACGGGAATGTCTTACCAGTTTTAGGGTCTGGTAACATTTCCATAAATTCTATAGCTTTTTCCGCATAATAAAAGTCCCAAACATATTTAGTCTGGGACTTTAGATCATTAAGGTGGCGGTTGCAAGCATCAACAATAGATTTACTTGCTAGAATCTCGCCATTCACGATTTTCTTTGCATATTCAGTTGTCGAGTCTATAAAACCACCTCCTTAATTATTTCTTCAATATTTTTCATTTTGAAATATGGTATTCTAACCAATTTCAAATTATGCTTTAAGC